AGTCTGGTTGTTTAGTTTCCCATGTTACTTTAGGTACAGAAAAATTCAAACCAAGTGCTTTTTTGTTTACAGGCTTAAGTTTTAGTTTTTCATGTACCATAGTCTTACGCATAACGTAGAGTACAAGAGAAGCAGTAAGACCGCCAACCATAGCAGCAGTCATACCACTGTAAGTCCCATAGAATGCAACCATAAGTGTTGCTGTAATCAATACATCTGCAAAAAGATCATGGCCGATGGTCTTACGACCACCTGCCTTAAGCGCTAGCAAAAGCAGACCTAGCGCGCTGAATATTCCTATTGTTAGCATTGTTTCTGTCCCTCCACATTAGATAGGCCATGTAGCCAAATTGTATTAGTTCGATAAGTATCCACAAAGCTGTTGTGATACTTGAGATTACACTAGACATAGTTATACCTCACTGATAGATATGCCATACTACCAACTAAACAAGTTAGTAACATGAACGTTAAAATATGTTGTAATACGATAGCAACTGCAAGTGTGCCAAGAAGTATTAGAACTCCATTTTTTACATACTTTTTAATTGTATGTTTAATTGACTTCGATGATTTCTCCATAAGGAGCCTCCGTAGCTGAATTAGTTATCCAAACAACTGGAAAGTGTGGTTCACTCCCAAAGTCATTTGACTCCAAGTCTGTGAGATAAATAAGGCAAGAGACACTTGGATATTTCTCTGCCATTTCCGCAATAGCTGGCCCAAATCTTGTACCACCACGCCCTTGCATTGTGACTTTCAAAGGCATTGATTCACGAGTGAATGTTTGCTCATCAGTCACATCTGTATCTGCTTGCATAAAGCGAACATTTTCTACGTTGGCATCAACCAACATAGACGATATCTCGCCTAAGTCTTGATTAAGTTCTTCGTCAGTACGCGAACCAGAGGTGTCAACGATGACACCAATCTCTTCGATACATGGTGAATACAAACTAGGCAGATACAAACCGTTAGCAACGAACCTACGATTAGGTTTTTGCCAGCTGTAATCTGATTTGTTATTGCTTTTCAAGAATCGTGCAAGCTTTTGTTTCCAATTGACTTGTGGCGACACAATCTCATCAACCAGCTTAGACAAGCTACCAGGTAGTTTGCCTTGTGCTTTAGCAGTCTCAGCGGCTTGTTGCACTGCAACTCGCATGTCTGCCTCGTGTTTACTTTGTGAACCACTGTCGGTCAAAGATGGATTAGGTTGGACACAAGTACCGTCAAAGTCAGACAGTCCAGACAATGCATCTCGACCACCATTTTGTTGCAGAGTGTTGTAAATCTCATCTGCAGTCATATCACGATACTTTTCATCAAGTAATCCGCCGTCGGGCAATATCATGCCAGCGTCAGTGACGACTAGGTTGATTACATAGTCGCCAGCCACATTCCAAAGAAATGGGTCACGCTCATTGAGACGAAGCACATGCATGTAAACACAATGCATAACTTCGTGAGCCAGCAAACCAACTCTTTGCTCAGCTGTACACTTGAGAAAGAATGTGGGATTGATTAGTAGCTTTTCGCCGTTTGTTCCTGCTGTTGGAATGTCTTCGGTAAACTCTGCTCCTAATCGAAGGCAGAGCGTACCGAAGAATGGTTGTTTCAACAACAACGAAGAACGCGCTCGGGTAAAAGCTGTTTTAATATCTTCCATTAGTCATTAACTCCTTTTGGTTTTAAGCGAAATTCTAGGTTTGCTTGCAAATGCTTTTTCCTTTTTTCAAGTTCTTTAATAGTATCAAGATACTCTTTCAAAACTTCTTTATTTGGTATATGCAAATGGTCAGCAACAAATTCTACAAACTCACTTGGGTTTTTCATAAACATAGCATCCATAAGTTTTTGTAACTTATTGTATGTGCTTGGTTTAATTCGAACAGAAAGAGTTTCTGATTTTGTTTCTTTCTTTTTATATTCCATTAGTCATCATCTCCTAGTAATGTTGAACCAAGAATCACAGCGTTGAAGTCGCCAGCATGTTGTTCGACAAAGCCTTTGTCTTGTTTAGCTTTTGCTTTACGCTCTGTTTTCTTGTGAATAGTGACCATTTTATCCGGGTCAACTTTTTGCACCATAGCTGCCAAAGCACCGCCGGGCCATGCTTTCAATGCTTGATTAAGCGTTTGAAAACGAAGCAACATCTTAGCAAACTTAGCGACTTCATTTCGTTTGTTGATGTCGTACATGTGTCTCTCATTAGATATCTCAAGAGCTTTGAGAACCGCTTCGTCTTGAGGTGCTCGGTAAAGATTGAATGCTAGTTGAGTTCTATAAGAACTACCTTTTAAGAATGGTTGTTCTACCGAAAGAGGCATGTTTGCACTTTGAAGTTCTGGTGTATCAATTCTACATTCATACTCTTGAACTAGATTTTGCAACTCCCAAGGTAAATCGCCATATCCTGGGTCTCTTTCTTTTTCATCGTAACACTCTGTTTCAAACGTTACATGCAACTCGTTATCGTTCATAAAAAATGCATCATCATCATCTTCGTTAAGGTCAAAGAACTCTACATCATTAAGCTTTGCTGCATCTTTGATTCTGTCAATAATAGGTTTGACATGAGTGTCATAGATAGCATCGCCAAGAGACGCAGGGTACTCTGGTTTTGGTTTAGTGTTTTCATAGCTCTTTGCATACTCTTTACAGAGGTCTACTGTGAGCTTGTTTGACATACGAACTGTAGCCATAATTTTCTCCGTTGTTACAATACAACATCTGAATTATCTGAAATCCAGCTTTGTATCGTAGGTTGTTGAAATAACGCTCTGTCAATTGCAATAATGCTTTTGACTAGAACGACCTGAAACTCAGTAGGTATCTTCTTACCAAGTTTCATAATGTTTTCTAGAGTAGATTCTTTTGCTCTAGAAGCCACTGCACCTGTAAGTGCATACAATACCGCAGGATCCTCCGATGGCATGTATGAACTAGGGTTAGCAATCAAGTTGTCAATATCTGGCAACTTGTCTGCAATTTTTGCAAACGCAAGAAACTCTCCAGCAGGGCCTGTGCCTACAGCACCAGCAATACCAAAGAACAATCTTGAATCGTCCATGTTATCTGTTAGTCTCAAACGCTTGTCGACAAATGACCAGCTTCGAGGAGTAGGAAAAGCATACTCATCAGCTTTGAAACTGTATAGAAGGTTAGGACGATAACGCATAAAGGAAACCAAAGTAGTATTTACTTTGTTCTTTATCGCCCACTCGCACCAAGCGTCCAAGCTAGGTTCAAGCTCGTAATGCATCAGTCTGTTTCTTACAGGTGAGGGCATTTGGTAGACTGAGGCACCGTCTGTTAGACGATTACCTGCAGCAAGACATGACCAACCATCAGGCATTTTGTAATTACCAACCTGACGCGTTAGTAGAAGTTGTAGAAACGCATTCTGTGTAGCAGGTGGTGCCGTTGGTAGTTCGTCAATCATGAACAAACCACGAGGGCCGTGCGTTTCTTCGGTAGGAAAAATATCTGGTGGTGCCCATGATGTCATTGCACCATAGGTTTCATTATCAATCACTCGTGGTATACCACGAACATCGACAGGGTCGAATAGATTGGCACGAAAATCTAGTAATGGTATGTTGAGTTCATCAGCGACTTGCTGTGGAATCTCGGATTTACCAATACCTGGTCCCCCCCATATCATAGTGTTAAGTCCAATACGCATGTTATCGCGTATCTCCTGTTTGAGATCCGTTGCTGTAACGGTCTGCATTGTTGTTGTATCTGACATAGTACTCCTCTTATCAAATAGTTATATTTCAATGGGTTCAATATCACGAATCTTAATTAAGTCGTTTCGTATCATTTCGCCCAACCTTTGGGTCGCAAGCTTTTTGTAATCAACTTGCTCGTCTACTGGAAATGGAGCTTCAAACTCCACTACAATAGTATTTTGTGAAAAAGAATCTACAAATGTAGCTCTAAACATTCTCGTAGCCATATGGCCTCCTAATTTGTTAAATACACCAAAAAAAGTAGGAAACAGTTTTTGTATAATTTGCATAGTTTGACTCCTTGTAAATAATAGTCACTAAGCGAAGGTACAAATCTAAGATTTGTACTGAGCAACTTATTGACTCAGTGTTACTAAGTACATTTCGGCATTTAAAGTGCATCGGATGAGCGTAGGCACGCCCTTCAGGGGGGCGTGCTAGCTTGACTAACTTTGTATGTATAACCTATCGGATGTGCGAAGGTACGCCCTTCCCGGGGCGTACGAGCGTAAGCTATCGGGCACACATCTTTATATGGCACACGTGCGAAGGTACATGCAGGTGAAGGCTAGGCTTAGCGCACGCACGGAGTGCGGTGCGGTATAGCCGGGCCGGAACCGAATGTACGAGCAGGCACACACGGCAGACTTTGATAAAATTTATAAAAAATATAGAAGCTAGGACTGGCTTTTGTATTAGGGAGAGAGCCAGTCCTAGCCGTGTTCGGTAGGGAAAATATAGAAAACCTACCACCAAGAAGTGTAATAAACTTCTTTACCTTCTTCTAACCATTTCAGAGCTTTTTCACAAAACTCTAAATCTTGGTCTTTGTATTCTTTCATAGCATCTTCTTGAAACTGATGTCCCCAGAACATGCCGTCAGCACAAAAAGGTAAGCTGTTGTTCATTACGAAGTCACGAATTACTTTTATATCTGTTTTATCTAACTGCACATTCTCGCCAGAATTAAACTCATGTATCACTGTGCCAATGGTTACAGTCAAACCACGATAAAGAAAAGCACGCTCTTCTTGGTCTTCTGGAATGTAAAGTTTATCTTCTGCTGTAGCGTCCAAGCCTTCGTTGAAGTTTGTTCTGTTTATTCCAGACTCAGGTGGTACAGGTGTACCTTCATACTTTTTACAGAACCAAATAGTCTGCATAAGGTTATGTAGTCTAGAATGTTTACGCCAATCAAACTCAGCATTAATTTCAAGTTCTTCTTTTTTGATTGGCACTACATTGCTTTCTGGTTTTGGTTGAGGTTCAGCCCAACCAGCCATCATATCTAAGCCCATTACACTCTCTCATGTCTTGTAAGTGACTGACCGTCAATCTGATACACCACTTGTTGGCGTACAGTTTTGCCATTCACTGAAGTTGATGAAATAACCTTACGGTTCCCTATTTTTTTGCCCTTGTTAAAGGGTCTTGGTAGATTACTGCGATATTGCATATTCTCTCCTATATTAATTAATGCGAAGTTTAAGTAGTTATGAAAAGGTTTATTTTGAACCTATTCGGCTCTCTACTTAAACTTCGACTTGTGGGAAAACTGAGCCGAATTCTGTGCCTACGCTGAGGGGTTGTTTAGCTAAAACCGCATCAACCAGCGTCCACGTGGTGCGTATAACAGCGTAGGACTTTAAATTCTGTGCCTAGCTAGGACGTATCGTTCAAACAGGGATAAGGCTAGCTAGGACTTTGTGTGCACTTCTTCAGTGCCTATCGCAACCTAGTAGGTATAACCGTTACACGTTATCTAGATAACAATCTAAGTCACGATAGGTGGAAAGTCCGCAATTTTAGAGTCAGTCCCGACAGCGACTTTCCGTTCGTTACCGTCGGGGTAGACTAATAGCAACGCTTACGCGTTGTCTACAATGCTTTGCATGTGAGCATTAGCTTGAGCGTTGAGCTCTCTGTTGACTTTGCCAGAGTTGTCAGCTTGTTGTTTGAAGTTCCACTCAGCAAGTCTTTGCAATCTTTGCTCAACAGCAGATTGAACACGGGACTTCTGAATCTTGACATCTTTCAAACCAAAGTCATTGTCAATGATTGCCAAAGCAGAAGACAACATTCTTGCCTTGCGACCAAGGTCAAGCATCTTCTCTTCACGCTCAATCAACCAAGTAGGAATCTCTTCATCTTTTTGGTTGCTCATTGAGTCTGCATATTCATGACAGACACTGACGAACTCAGACCAAGTTCTAGTAGTCAACTGTAGAAAGTTAAGACCAGTGGACTGAGGGTCAACAATCAACAGATGACGAATACCAGTTACGATATCGTTAACTGCATGTTCGTAAGTTTCTTGTTGCTGTTCAGCAGTCAAGGTTTTGTCATTGCCGTCCTTGTCTTTACCAAGGTCAATGTCTCTGAAGACTAGGTCAGTGCCGAACTTAGCGTCAAACACTTCCATAATCTTACCAACAACAGTGACATTGAAAGTTGGCTTACCGTCGTCTGTTATCGCATGCTTGCGAAAGTACCAATCAGGCAATGCTATGTCTGCTTTTGCATTACGCTCAGCAACACCTTCAGGGTCTCGGTTAGTATCTTCAGTATCGTCAGCTAGACTAGACTGAACTTTAGGCAAGAGTTCTTGAGTCTCTTGCTCACTTGGGTCAAAGTATTCACTTGTCATATTTTTTACTCCTAATATATTAAGTGATTAATTAAACGCATTTGCTTACACAAATACACCGATTCAGCTGGCTTATACATATAAATCAGCTTGAATTCTTTTGAGTTGATTCGGGTGGTAACTCCTTGTAGGACTAACCACTCGATGGGATAGCTCATCGTCCCAGATAACTACTCTACTTGGGGACAGCCATTTGACGACTGTCCCGTATATGCACTTACCTTTAACTTGAACTTTGTCTCCTACTTTAATTGAGTATTCCATTGTAGTAGAAGAACGCTTGTTTTTCGGCATCTGAATAAGTCAGACCATACACATCCATAAAGATGTGAACTTCTGCTTGATGTTCTTGACACCAGTTACTAAATACAGACTCTTCAACTTGATGTGTAGTCTGCTCCATTGGGTCGTGGATATCCACGAATTGCATTACATTTTCAGGTATTGCCATGATTTCACTCCTATATTTAATTAAGATTAGAATTATTAAAATTTAACTATATTTACAATAATGGCGTAGCATTATGTACATTAATCATTGTCAGCAAGATAAGCTTTATAATCATCATCAACTGGTTCTGTATATGATTTTGGTTCATCATCATCTCCATTTCCCAAGTCGATAAAATCTTCTGCTATTGATGTATCAACAATCTCAATTATCTCCTTGGCAGTTAAACCAGTAATAACATGTACATCTTCTGTATAAGGATGCAATGTTATTTCCCAGTCATTCAAGTCTTCAGTAGGTTCTACAAGCCTTGATAGACAAGTATTAACAATTGAATACTTAATGGAAGTATTCTTCGAACGCACTATGATTTGTGCATAAGCACCACCAAAACCAACCGAATAAATGTCGGCAACTTTTGATAACTCATAAAGGTCAATGCTATCGCTAAGATGCATTCTTTTTACAGGCATAAGATTTTTCATTGTTGTCTCTCCATATAATGTAAGTAAAGTAAGTTAAAATGAGGGGTAGTAACAAAATCGCTAGTACCCACGCTCCTGCTTTCATTAGTTTGTACTTAATTGGATGCTGAGCTTTCCAAGTAAGAGTTAATAAATTATCTCTTATCTTCATAGTTTTCTCCCAGAAAAGGCTTCACGATATTGTTTAGCCAAAGTTAGATTACAAATAGCCACGAGTGGTGCCGAAATGAAGCCATTGTGAAACCACAGCATGTCATCAGGGTCTTTCGTTTCTTCTCCGTCTGGATTGAAACCCACGCAAATGTCATGGGCAAACAAGGCATTCAACATACCTTCGTTCTCTGAATAATCTTTGATAAAGGTCAAAGGCAAAGGCCCACGAAACTCTTTGGTATCCCTAGTTATATTCATTGAAGGACTAGCAACATCATGAGAACGCACAGCATCACAGAATTCTTCCCACTGTTCAGGTAAATTACAAGTTGCTATCGCTATTGGCTCGTGTTCATAGCTAGTACCTTCGGCACCATTTAGTTGAATACAAGCCAAAGGGGGATCCATGTAAGGTCTTACAACCAGTTCACAGTCCCAATCTTTAAAGGTCATTTTTACTTTGTTCATTATAGAATCTCCGCATCAACACAGTTTTCTTTCATAGCTTTAGTGCTGATATCAACACCAAGCTTTGAACTAGCAATAGCCAGCCTTTGTTGCTGTGCTCGTATGAAGTCGAACTGCTCGCCTATCCAATCTAACTTGTCAGATACCCAGTCCATGTCTTCTTTTACTTCAGATTGAAGTTTCATCGTAGGTCTTATAGTTAGAAGACCACCCAAAATAAGTCCTGAGCCAAAACTCAGAACTACATACATTAATATTTCCATATTTACTCCTATATTTAAAATTAGAATTATTATTAAAATTAAACTATATCTACATATATGGCGTAGCATATTGTATGAATAGCTGTCTTGCTGGTACACCCTGGTACACCTTAAGCTGTTGATTTCATTGAGCTTTCGCTGTTGGGTGTACCACAATGAAAAACCTAGTGGTACACCGGAAAGCCCTGCGTTAGCTAGGATTCGTCGTAGGTGTACCATTTGTACCGGTTAATTGTTAGTTTAAACAAAGATTCTATAACCACGGTCTACGGTCTATCTCTAAAGCTAACGCAAAACCTGTGGTACACCCGGTACACTTCGACGTTCGCACGCTGAAAGTCAACGCCAGCAGGCATTTCAGGTGTACCAGCACACGCTGAATTAGCCGGTACACTGGTGGTACACCCGGTACACCTTGGTTGCACAACTCTGTACCATCGGCAACCAACCGCGTACCAGCAGACATCATCAGACAAGCTGATGATAGTAATAATAAGCTTGATGATAGTAGGCACACATGCCAATTGAAGGTCATAAAAAAAGTGTCAGAGTACCTACGAAGTGAAAAGGGAGGATTGTAGGTACTCTGACGAAGTGTTAGTCTTTAAAACCAGTGAACATTTTAAAGGCTACCATTACACTTACAGTAGCGAATACTGGTAAGGTAAGGTTATACACTATCTGACTTATCATTAGTGCGTTCTCTAGCATCATTCTCCATAATTTGTGAGATTATAGCCTTGATACCTTTCTCAACCTTCTCTTTAAGTTCAGGAGAGAGGTTATTGAGTTGTTTTTCAAGTTCTACAAGCTCTGGGTTAATCGGATTGGGAGTATTAGCTTGGTCGTGGACATTAGCAATCCATTGACTAAGAGTGTTTAAGCTCTTGTCTGCAATGTCTAAGCTTTTACTACCAATATCTTTACCTAAGTACAAGGTAGTCCAGAAGATACTCTTTGCCTTCTGGACATTTGATTTACCTGAACTACTCAAGAGGATTTCCTTCATCGTCAGGTTGTTCAGCTGACTGAGGTTCATCTTCATTCCAGTTTTTAGCATCAAAGAGGGTGAACTCTAATTTGCAATTACCGAACTTCCTAGCAGTGTCGATGTGAGACTGAAGAACGTCAAGAGATTGTTTTCTCTGCAACAGGTTATCTCCAGTATTCTGAAGGGTTATTCTTCCGTCATTCTTGAAACCTTCAAGACAACGACCAGTATTGCGACCAAGATTTACATACTCTTTTTCGCCTTTAGAATTGACAACAGCTATTTGGATAACTGGGTCAGAAGTTTTAAAAGTATCATTCTTAAGAGCGAATACTTTCAAACTTTTCTCTACGATTTTCTTATTCATAATTTCTCCATAAATAAAAAAAGATAAGTGCTGATAGAGCCTATCTCTACCAATCACAATGAGGCTATATCTACATTAAATGCGTAGCTTTATGTACGAAAATGTATAAATCCTGTGGGGTAGTGGGGAGAAGTATAAAGTTTTATACCAAGCTTTAGCTAAATAAGATGTCTCTGCCGAAGCTAACTGACTCTAACTTTTGACAAGGTTCCAATGCTACTTTTTGTGGGACAAGGTTCCAAACTCAGATTCGGGACTAGTGGCTGGGTCTCTCTAAGTAAGGGGTGCCTTGCATGAGCGATATAGAAAAAAATTTTCACAAAAAAATTTTCTAGCAAAAATTTATGCTACAGTTAGCAAGCATGAGTACGAGGAAATGTACTTCTTGCAAAAAGGAGTTGCCTTTAGAGGATTTTGGAGTCCGAAATGATCGTGGCACAGTCTATTCAAAAAAGTGTAAGCCCTGTGTTGACATGGTACGACGAAAAGCTGCTAGTGCAACACCACAAGCATACCTAACCCGCCTTTTCGGCCAACTTAAACACGGAAGAACTAAAAAAGAAAAATCTAAAGTTGTTTGGGATATTGAATTAGAAGATGTTTTAGAACTATGGGATAAGCAAGAAGGTAGGTGTGCATTGACTGGATTGTTTATGACTTATCATAAAGACGGTAATGGCAGAAAAGATTTGAATGCCTCTATTGATCGAATAAACCCAGACATTGAGTATTTAGTCACCAATATCCAACTAGTTTGTAGTAGAGCAAATATGTTAAAACACACTTTAAGAGAAGATGAGCTTTATTGGTGGGCTAAAAATATAGTAGAATTCAAAGAAAATGACTGATAAAGACCAAAATTTTGAACAAGAAAGGGCCGAGCTTCAGTCTCATTATCCCTATGTCGATGTCAAACTCAATGAGCTAAGTGTTCAAGAAGAACGCCTCATCCTTTTTCATCTCCGTGGCATGTCGAAAGCTGCAGCGGGACGCGCAGCTGGATATAGGGATAATGAGCATGTTTATAAAGTATTTAAGAAACCAGCAGTACAGAAGATGGTTGCTAAGATGCGCGAAGAATTCAAAGAAGAAATTAAGTTTGATAAACAAACAGCGACAAGCATGTACTTGGAAGCGCACCGTAAATCGGTAACAGCGACAGAAGAGAAAGTTATTACCGATTCATTGTGCAAGCTCCACGGTCTATTTGCTCCAGAGCATGCTACACAAATCAACATCAATCTGGATAGAACTGTAGAACAACTAGAGAAGCTACCAGATTCTGAATTACTTAAGATAGCGGGAACTGATAACCAATATCTTATGCCTAAAAAAGAAGATAAATAATGAAAGACGGTAAATTTGAGTCTAAAGAGGAATTATTTCAGTATGCAGATCAGGTAGAGGCAACTTTAACTGAACCTGAACAACGTGTTATTGCTTACCATAGAAGAAATTTAGATGTTGGGGCAACAAGCCCTGATGGAAGAGTTATGACTGCATTTATGATGGGGCCTATGGTACAGGAAGGTAAATACAAAGGGATGATTGCTTCTGTTCCAGGGTTTGTACCCGGACACAATGATAATAAACCCATGCAAGAAGGCCAAGCATTAGCATATTGGAAAGATGAAATAGAACAGGGGCTTTGGCCTATTTACGACCCTAAGATTGCTAATCAAAGATCAGCAGAAGTACATGTTATTATGGATAGTGATAGCGTCAAAAGATTTTCAGATGGAAATAAACAAGATTGAATGCCTAACGTGTAAAGCGTTACATCCAGATACACTGTACCCCAGTGATGATCAGATCTGCGTGTACTGTAAAGCCGACGAAGCGGAACGTATTGAAGAACCTGTAATCGAAGAAACTCCAGAAGAACCAACTCCAGAAGAAACTGAACAACTAAAAGCCCAAAAAGAACTTGCATTACGAGCCCTGGCCCGTAAACACTTGTTACCATTCGTTGAGCGTTTCAATCCAGACTACGTTCCGGGTTGGGTACACAAGGACATATGCCTACGGTTGGAACAGTTCAGCCAAGATGTAAATGACAGAAAGTCACCCAGACTTATGTTGTTTATGCCACCACGACACGGTAAATCTACTTTGGCTTCTGTTGCGTTTCCAGCTTGGCATTTGGGCAAGAACCCTGAACATGAGTTTATTAGCTGTTCGTACTCTGGATCGTTGGCCATGAACTTTAGTCGTAAGGTTCGTCATCAACTGAGAGAACCTAATTTTAAGAATGTCTTTTCTGGTGTATCGCTCGACCCTAGTTCGCAGTCCGTAGAATCATGGAATACAACCAAGGGCGGTGGTTATGTAGCCGCGGGTGTTGGTGGTGGTATTACTGGTAAAGGAGCGCACGTGCTCGTCATCGATGACCCAGTCAAAAACAGAGAGGACGCAGAATCCGAGTACAATCGGGATGCGGTCTGGGATTGGTATACATCTACTGCGTATACACGACTCGCTCCGGGCGGTGGTGTACTCGTAATTCTTACCCGATGGCACGATGACGATTTAGCTGGTAGGTTATTACAAGCGGCAGCCGCGGGCGCGGATCAGTGGGAAGTTGTTAAGTATCCAGCCATCGCTGAGAAGGACGAAGAGTTTCGAGAAAAGGGCGATGCGCTTCACCCAGAGAGGTACAGCTCAGAAGCTCTGACCCAGATTCAAAAAGCGGTAGGTCCGAGAGACTGGTCAGCGTTGTATCAACAGAACCCAGTATCGGATGAAGGTGAGTACTTTAACCGAGAAATGATTAGGTATTATGACGAAAATGAAGTAGACTTTGACAGATTACGCTTCTATTGCGCATGGGATTTGGCGATTGGTCAACGAGAACGTAACGATTACTCTGTAGGAGTAGTTGTTGGTGTTGATGAATACGATAATTTATACGTAGTAGATTGCATAAGAGGGAAGTACGACGGTTTTGAACTTGTTGAACAAATACTGGATCTCTTCGAGGTGTGGCGACCACATGTGGTGGGCATCGAGAAAGGTCACATAGAGATGGCCTTAGGTCCGTTTCTACAGAAACGTGTTCGAGAACGTGGACTTAATGAAGCTTACTTTAAAGATTTAAAAGTAGGTAGACGAGACAAGGAAGCGAGAGCTAGAGCAATACAAGGTAGAATGCAACAAGGCATGGTATACTTTCCGAAAGATCCGGTATGGGTTGGTCCGCTTATTGCGGAACTTTTGCGTTTTCCAAACGGGGTACATGATGACCAAGTGGACGCGTTAGCATGGATAGGATTGATGATGACAGAATTCGCTACTTTTGTAGAGAAGATAGAACATGAACCGTCTTGGCGAGATAAACTTAAGTATCTAGTCAAGAGTGATAAACGTAAATCAGCTATGAGTTCTTAATGGATTACAGCAAGAAAAAGAAAAAGTTAAGTACAGAAGAAGAGCATTATATAGCAACCAATCAGTTTGAGCGTTATGAACGCGCGCGTGATAATGGTCACTTAGAGTATATCGAAACTGCTAAAAAATGTGATGCTTTTTATCGTGGTAACCAATGGGATCCGGCTGATGTAGCATCTTTAGATGATGAAGGGCGTCCAGCTCTTACAATTAATACAATACTTCCTACTGTTAACACTGTGTTGGGTGAGCAAAGTACTCGAAGAGCAGATGTTAATTTTAAACCAACAGGTAATGGTACTCAGGAGATTGCTAATGTCCTTAATAAATTGTATTTACAGATTTCTGCAAACAATAAATTAGACTGGCTAGAGGGTACAGTTTTTGCTGATGGTCTTATTCAAGACCGAGGCTATTTTGATGTAAGAATAGATTTCACGGATCATATCCAGGGAGAAGTGCGTATAAGTACCAAGGATCCGTTAGACATTCTGATTGACCCTGACGCCAAGGAGTATGATCCTAAAACTTGGAATGAAATATTTGAAACCAAGTGGATGAGTTTAGATCAGATAGAAGAACAATATGGTCAGAAACCAGCAGATAGATTAAGAGTAGCTGCAGAATATGGCAACACTATGGGCCAAGACTCTGTAGAGTATGAAGAAACAAGGTATGGTGATACCTATAGTGGTGTAGAGTACAACCAAAGCAGTACAACCAATCCAGAAGAAAATAGACAATTACGTGCAGTAAGAGTTATCGAAAGGCAGTATTACCAACTCAAAGAGTGTACTTACTACGTAGATAGAGTTACTGGTGATATGCGACAAGTCCCTACTAATTGGGGAAAACGTAAAAGGGATAAATTTGCCGATGATTATGGTTTAGACATACTTACACGACAGGATCGTAAAGTGCGTTGGACTGTTACAGCAGATAAAGTTGTACTACATGATGACTGGTCACCCTATGAGTGTTTCACAATCGTGCCCTACTTCCCGTACTGGCGAAGAGGTAGACCATTTGGCATGGTAAGAAACTTAATATCTCCACAAGAACAATTGAACAAGATAAGTTCACAAGAATTACATATCGTAAACACTACAGCTAACAGTGGTTGGATTGTAGAGAACGGGTCATTAAATGGTATGACCGCTGACGATTTAGAAGAACACGGTGCGGAAACTGGTTTAGTACTAGAGTATAATCGCGGATCCTCCCCCCCAGCGAAGATACCACCGAATCAGATTCCCACCGGCCTAGATAGGATTAGCCAAAAGGCTGCAGCTAACATTAAGCAGATTAGTGGTATTAGTGATGCTATGTTGGGTACTGATAGTCCTGAGGTATCAGGAGTAGCTATCCAAGCAAAACAAAACCGAGGGGCGCTTATGATTCAAGTGCCATTAGATAATTTACAAAAAACTAGACAATATTTAGCAGAACATATTCTACGTCTGGTACAGGCGTATTACACAGAAGAACGTCTAATTCAAATTACCGATGAAGCTGACCCAATGAAGCCGGAAGTTCCATTGCGAGTCAATGCAGTAACTCCAGAAGGAGATGTTATAAATGATTTAACTTTAGGTGAATACAAAGTGGTAATCGGTACTATGCCTACTCGTGATAATTATGATGAAGTACAATTTGCTGAGGCGATACAACTAAGACAGGTTGGTGTACCAATACCAGATGACTTAATTGTTGACTATTCACACTTAGCGAAAAAAGGTGAAGTTGCTAAACGTATACGTATAATGCAGGGTATGGAACCAATGAGTGAAGAACAGGCTCAAATACAAGCCTTCCAAGCTGAAGCTGAAATCAAGAAAATACAACTTGAGATTGCTAAGATGGAAGCCGAAGTACAGAATTTACAATCACTATCTCAACTTAATATGGCTAAAGCTCAAGAGACTACTGCCGATCCACAAATTAAAGTAGCTGAGATACAAAGTAAAATGCAAATGAAGCAACAAGAACTCGCCTTACGACAAGAGTTATCTGCGATGACTAATAGAATGAGGCAAGGACAAAGTGAAACCCAAGCGGCAACTAAACTGGCTGCCGAAGCTATGAAAAACTCAGGAGGTAAATAATGGCTAAAGATAAAAATAATGAGGAATTAGTATTCGACGGAATGCCGGGTGCTGATCCAAAAACAGAGGAAGACGTAAAACCGTTTGAAGTAGATATGAACTTTGAAAACACGGAGGAAGAAGTTGAAGAAGGTCAAGAAGAAGAAGCAACAGAAGAAGAACCTGTTGCAGAGGAAGCAACAGAAGAAGTTGCAGAAGAGCAAGTCGAAGAAACTGTTACAAACGAAACAGAAAATGAAGAACCATCAGGAGAACAAGAAAATGTTCCGGGAAATGATGAACAGCCTGTGGAAGCAGTGGAGGAAGGACCAGAGGTAGAAACTAAAGCACCTATGGTGCCTAAGTCACGTCTTGATGAAGTACTTGCAAAAAATAAAGAGATGCAAAAAATTATTCAAGACATGGAAGAAAAACCCGCTGAAGATGCTACTCCTAAGTATGATTTTGTTACCAAAGAAAAAGAATACCAAGACTTAGTATTAGAAGGTGAAACAGATAGGGCTGCAGAACTAAGAGAAGAAATAAGAACTGCTGAAAGAGCAGAATTATTATCTGAAGTCCAAAGTAAAATGGGTCAAACTGTGCAACAGGATAGGGAGTCTCGTGAGTTACAACAGAAAGCTAGTGAAATTATGGAAGTTTTTCCTATATTTGATGAAAAAAGTAAATCTTATGATGAAAAACTAACAAATGAAGTAATGGAATTACGTGATGCTTTTATTTATCAAGGGTATGGCGCTGCTGATTCCTTAGCAAAAGCTACTGAAGTTACACTACTAAGTAAAAAACCCGAACTCTTACAAGGGGACGGTACAACTGCAGCTGATCCTGCCCCTAAACTTAGTCAAGCAGTGCAAGACAAGAAAGCAAAAGCAAATGTATCTAAAAAAGTACAAGCTTCGCAATCTCAACCACCCGAAATGAAAGGTGAATCTACTAAAAACAAGAAAATTGTAGATATAAATGTGCTGTCTGATGATGAGTTTAGTGCACTACCAGAAGAAACTTTACGCAGAATGCGTGGTGACTTTGACTAAATAGTAGTATAGTATTAAAGAATTCGTCGGTTGGAACGATATCCAACAACTGGTCGTTCAGTATAAAAATCGTTTTTTCGTCTACAACGACGTTAACTGTTCGAGGTCGTGCTCGTAAAACCTACGGTATCGTATCCCAACGATAAAGGGTATACGGGATATCGCCCCAAATAGCGATTGGTTATTTTATTAATTTTTATTTGGAGGGCCTAATGGCTAATACAAATTTCAGCGCGTTGACCAGTGAACAGCTTACTATCTGGTCTCGTGATTTTTGGAGAGTCGCTCGAAACATGTCCTTCATTAACCAATTCGCGGGTAGTGGACCCAACGCTATGGTTCAGAGAATAAATGAACTTACTCAATCAGAAAAAGGAGCTAGAGCTGTATTAACACTTTTAGCTGACATGACTGGTGATGGTATCGTTGGTGATAACACTCTCGAAGGTAATGAAGAAGCACTAAGAGCATTCGACATCGTTGTACAATTAGATCAATTAAGATTTGCGAACAGACTATCTGGTCGTTTAGCGGATCAAAAATCTGTTGTCAACTTCCGTGAGCACTCAAGAGACGCACTTGCATACGCAATGGCGGACAGACTAGACCAAATTGCATTCTTGACTTTGGCTGGTATTGACTACAACAGAAAGAACAACAACATCGGTGGTTCTGCTGCGACTAGACCAGTACTAGGTTCAGGTGCTAACTTGTCTGACCTTGCCTTTAATGGTGATGTAACTGCTCCTACTTCTAACAGACACAGAAGAGTCGACGCAACTAGTGGTTTAGTTGCTGGTGATACTTCTGCTTTAGTTGCTGCTGACACAATGTCTTACAGCACTATTGTTGAGTTGAAAGCATATGCTAAAGACCAATACATTAGAGGTATGAGAGGAAATGGTAATGAAGAAATGTATCATTTATTCGTTACTCCACAAGTAATGGCTGATCTGAAACTAGACTCAGACTTCTTATCAAACGTAAGAAGCGCTGGTGTCAGAGGACCAAACAACGAACTATTTGCTGGATCTTCTAGCTTAATGGTTGACGGTGTCATGGTTCACGAATTCAGACACGTGCCAAACACTTCTCAGGGTACTTCTGGTACTCAGAAAGGTGGATCAGGTAGTGACATTGATTTCGCTGCTTGTTTATTCTGTGGAGCTCAAGCTCTTGCTATGGCAGATATCGGTTTGCCTGAAATAGTTGAAGACACTTTCGACTATGGAAACCAAAACGGTATTTCTATCGGTAAGATCATGGGTCTTAAGAAACCTGTCTACAATTCTGACATTTCTGGTCAGAACGAAGACTTTGGTGTAATCAGAGTAGATTGCGCATTTTAATTAAGATAGGGGTGGTCTTCGGACCACCTCTTTCTACTAAACAGGAGTTTTAAATGGAAGAAAGAAAAACTATGAAAGTTATCTCAGAAACAGACTTATATGTATCACTAAAAACTGGTGATGCTGTTCGTTTATACGCAGGAGAAGCAAGAGAATTCCCAGAGTATATTGGATATGCTTGTATACAAGCTGGGGCTAAGGAAGTAAGAGAAGAACCTAAGCCAAAGCCTGAACCTAAAGCAAAGCCAAAACTCGTTAAGAAAACAGAGAAAAAAGAAGAAGACTAGATGGCTGGTACGTTACAAGCACAACACATATTATCCAGGGTGCGTAATACACTTCAGGATAATACTGGTGTGCGTTGGACCGACGGGGAACTATTTGATTATTTAAGTGATGCCCAAAGGGAGATTGCTAATTTTCGCCCAGATTCTACTGCTACACACGCAAATGTGCTATTAGCAACTGGCACTGAACAAACAATACCTTCCGATGGCTTACGTTTATTAAATATTGTGCGAAATATGTCTGGTACTGCTAGTGATGCAACGGGTGGTAAAGTTATACGTAGAACTGAATTTGAAGCTATAAATAGTGTAGACCCTGATTGGCATGACCCTACAGCTACGGGTGATGCAGCTCATGGTACAGTAGTTAAGCATTTTATGTTTGATCCTAGAGACCCTAGGAAATTTTATGTTTACCCTGGAGTATCTGGTAGTGCTTATATAGAGGTAGTATATTCTAAAAACCCTACTAGTATTGGGTCTAATACTGACTTAATACAAGTAGATGATATTTTTGCAAATGCCCTTATGGATTTTGTAACGTACAAAGCTTATTTAAAAGATGCAGAAGCTGGTGGTGGTTTACAAAAAGCTACCGCTTACTTTAACGCTTTTCAGATGAGTTTAGGTACTGGTTTTGCTCAACAAGAATCAAATGCACCGCAAGCGGAGGCGATGAGAAATAATGGCTAGTTTTGAAAGTTTAATAAAAGATGTATTGCCATATGTTCCGGGTTGTCCAGATTCTTTAATTAGAAATAACTTACGTTCTGCAACCATAGAGCTTTGTGAAAAAAGTAAAGCTTTTACCTATGACCTAGACCCAATAACTACAATATCAGGCACATATGAGTATGAGTTTGATCAACCCAGTGGTACAGATGTACACCAAATATTGTGGGCTACTTATGACGGGGATGATTTAGACCCTATTAGTCCAAGAAGTTTAGAATTAAATTACCCAGATTGGCGAGATAAGTCTGGAGTACCCGCTGTGTACTTACAAAAGACACCCGATACCTTTTGGTTGGTGCCAGTCCCGAATACAAAAACTGTAAATGGGTTGCTCTTGAACGTAGCCTTAAAACCTACTAGGACTACTAATAGTATAGATACTAATTTTAGTAATGATTATCGAGACGGGATTATATACGGTGCTATTTACAGATTATTAAGAATACCGGGTAAAGAGTGGACTAATCCACAAGCCTCAGCTGATTATTTTAATCTATTTCAAAACCAAATAAATGATGCGGAGTTGAGAGGTAGAGGCGGAAACATTGGTGTAAAAAGAACAGTTAAATATAAAAGTGCAGGTTTATCCCCAAGGAAGAGGTATGGACGATATGGCAAAGAGTTGGACTATTAATGGTAAGGTCTTTGAGTACATTCCTTTAGAGGATGTTAAAGTTGCTTACAACACAATAGAACCGGACCTTAAAAAAGTAGCTCAAAAGTCATACGCGGATTGGATACCCGCCGATGTATATGCAGCATTGCGAAAAGGCAGTTCTGAGTTATACATGGTGTATGAGGATAACTACTATGCAGGTTTTGTTATAGTGTCAGTTTTAGATGATGCTGGAGGAGAGAAAACTTTATTTATTTGGGTTGCATACAGCAGACCCGGGTATAATATAATAAGCGCTGGTGTAGAGTTTTTAGAAGGTCTAATACAAAACACTAGCATAACAGGAATGGAGTTTCATTCCGACCGACCTGGATGGAGTAGGGCGGCTGAAAAGCATGGATTTAAAGCAATAACTACAGTTTATAAAAAAGAGGTATAAATATGGGCAGTGGTCCAAAACAGGCAGATTACCAACCAGGTGAAACTGAAAAAATTCAATCTGCTATAGCAAAAGCTGATCAGGATTACTTTGAAAGCACTTATGACCCGTTATTAAGGGAAATGAGAGATGAAGCTCGTAGCTCTAACAGACAACAAACTCTACGTGGCAGAGCTCAAGCTGATACTATGCAGGCTTTAACTGGGCAACCTCTTGCTCCCGGAGTTACTAGCGCGGTAGACAATGCTGCAAACATGGCCTCTGGAGCTATTGGACAAATGCTTTCTGCAAACGTCACAGCAAAAGGTGTAAAAGACCAAGAGGGTTTAAATGTATTAGGTATTGCTCGTGGACAAGCAGCAGATGCCGGTAGCGCTTTAGCACAGGCCTCTAAATTAGAAAGATCTGAAACACTCGCAAGAGCTGCAGAGAAACAAACAGTAAGAAGAGCAAACAAAGCTGCGCTAGCAAACATAGGTCTCACCGCAGCTAAAACAAAAATGAGACAAGTACTAGCAGACGATAAGACGAACCCTTATCGTTCTTTGGCAGTTACTTAATATGAGAGGTATGGTGTAATAATATGGCGGCTTTAGACTACAGTTTTTTAAATACCATGAACATTGGTGGCGAAACGGGAGGAACTTTCTATGGTTTTACTCCACCTCCGGTTAAGACTGCTTTTGACACAACTACTAAAGAAGGACAACAAGGCTATTTAAAAAACGAAAGGAGTAAGTTAGGACTTTCCCCTTCTGCTAACCCAGATTTTGATTACGCTGATGTTGCAATAAGGCAATATGGTAGATATATAAATGATTTTCGTCCTTTTGAAGAAGAGATGTTACGAAATAGAAAAGACACAAGTCTTGTAGATGCTGTGCCAGAAGATGTAGCGCAGCAAACACAAATTGCAGAAGACGTTGCTAGACGTAATAGAGAAAGGTTAGGCATGTCAGAAACTGCTGCTTTAAGACAAGGTAGAGAAGCAGCTAGCCAAAGAGGCGAAGCTTTAGCACTGACAGGCGGTTTAAATAACGCTCGACTAGCACAGTTAGATGCAAATAATAGAACCTTAGCTAATTTAATAAATATTGGGCAAGGGGTTAACAGGAGCTCTTTAACTGGGTTGGGTACTGCTGCTGCAAATGATGTAAGTAGACAGAATGCCTTTACTCAAGCAAGGGCACAACATGCAGCACAAAATAGACAGATTGGTGGTAGCGTATTAGCTACAGCAGCTATGGCGGCAATCCTGTTTGCATAGTAGGTATAAAGAATGGCGACAGAAAAAGATACTTTTGATAGCACTTTTGGGAGTACTCCCTTTAACCCATTTACTCCAGGTGAGGGTAGTGGAGGTAGTGGAGGTAGCGGTTTAGCTAGTAATAACCCTTTTGGCCAATCGCAAGTAGAATACAGAAGGAAGACGCCAGGTGATAGATGGAAACAATTTTTTGGTTTCGATATTGGTGCAACTAATCAAGAAGGCATAGATAGAGGACGATCTAACCAACTAGGTAATATTCTTGATATCCAAACACAAATTTTAGGAGACGCAAGAACATTTAAAAATACAGAGTGGGAAGACTTACCAGACCAGTCCGCGTTTAGAGATGAAGAGGCTTTCGATAAATTTAAGAACGAGCTTGAAGTAGATGATACTGATCTTTTTAAACTAACACCGAGCACTGCTGTAACTTTAGGTAAAGCGTTAGGGGATGAAAGTAATGGTAGATATAATGCAAGTTTATTACAAAACAGTTTAGGTTATGACTATAAACTTTTTGGGAAAGGTAAAAAAATAGATTGGATTGGCTCTCAATATGGTATAAATCAAAACGGGAGATACGCGATTATTAATCCTTTAGTCAGATCAGTCGGTCGAAACAAAGACGGCGGTCAATTTTTTTACTCTGCTGACCTTACTTCAGACGGCACTAATTTAGCTGACATGACCGATTCTGAAATAGCATCAGATCAAGAATTTTTAGGGGGAGTAACAAAAGATTTTGCTGGTCAAGATATTCCTATAAATAAATATTTAGACACCGCTTACAAAGCGCTTTATACAGATTTAGTAAATAAAATGCCTAATGGTGGTCAAATAGGGGCAATGGTGGGTTTAACTGAGCAAGCGTTTGATCAGTATAAAGCTGAGTTTGACAAAATTAGTTCCGAAACTACTGACAGACGAACAAAACTAGACGCACTAAATAAAATAATAACCGCAACTGAACAAGAAGATCAAGAGCAAGCGTTTACTGGCGGAGATGGTTTAACTCTTACAGAAACAGATAACTTGTTTGGTTTAAAAGAAAGAGTTGCAACAGCCGATACTAAAGAAGAAGTTTTAGAGGCAATAAAACAATTTAAAGCTTCAGGTGATAAAGCTAGGGGATATGTAGTCCCTCAGGCTGGTCTAACAGGAGAGTATAGTTTACCTGCCTATTCTCCTCCCGGAAATGTAACCACAAGAGATTTAAAAATTTATCCAAAAGGCTCTATTTATGGCATAAGTGATACACAATTAGGCTTTTTTAGTATAGAGGAGCAACAGAAGCTTCGTAGAGAATCAGATAATTACAGAGAGGGGCTTTTAAAAGATGTGGTCAGAGGTGTTACAAACGATATAGACACTCGTATAAGAGAAGAAAGAAGAGCTGGCCCAGAGGACGGTATAAGCACTGAAGATAGAAGAAACAACATAAAAACAGTAAATGAATTTTATTCTGGTAAAGAGCACAAAGAATTGATAGATAGGTTAAGTGCTGCTAACCCCGAGAAGTTACAAGAATATCTAAATGACCCTTATGAGTTTGCTCTTAATAATAGCAAAACCGATTTATTTGGAGCAGCAGTATCTTCAACAGACGACAGCGCAATACGTGCCTCTTTGAGTAAGGAGAGTTTAACGTATTTCCCTAAAATAAAAAAAGCTATAGAGAATGGCGAATCCATAGACAGCATTAGAACGTTAATAAACCAAGCTATTGAAGTAAATGATAAGGACCAAGCTAAACTCGAAGAACTGTTTAATATACCGGCTATGGCTAATGGTAACCTTGGGCAAGCCTCTCCTGTAGCTAGATATGGGGCTATGTTACGAATATATGGAACGATGGACCCAAATAGTAAAATGTATAATACCTTTATGACTTCAGATAATGTTACAAATTTTCTTACTTATGGCACTTTTATCGCACCAGAACAAGTTAGCGCACCACCTGTAGACACATCAGGTATTAGCGTTCTTTCAAATACTTTAGATAGCGCTTTAGGCAACTTAGACTTTACTAAGATTGATGATCCTAAGTTTAGTACGACAGAAAGAAATAATATGCTTAACGAAGGGGTAGCTAACCTAGGTACTGCTAATGCTATGATACTTTCAATGCTACGAGGAGTAGAAAACGGAACAACAGATGCAAGAATTATACAGAATGAAGGATTTAAACTCTCTGTCCAGAGATATAAAGAGGGCCAAGCTAAACTAATTCAAATGAAAATTAAACAATTGGCTGATAAATCTTGGTGGAGAGACCTAATAGAAAAAATTCCATTTGTCTCTAATTACGACGAAACTCCGCAAGCTTTCATGGAAACGATGTCTAGATTACGTGACGACCCCGACGCCCAGAGATTTATAATTTTAGACCCAGCGGGTGGAAGTTCTGTAGCATCCATTTCTTATGAAGATGTACAGGATCCAAATTTAATGAAAGCCTTTAAAGAACAAGCCGCGGTTTCTGCAATACTAAACAAAAATAACTTATAGAGGGTAAAGAGTGTGCAGGTACCTCAATATATCTTAAATTCACTTCTTACCGAAGAAGGCAGTAAAGATTATGTTTACACTGATAAGCTAGGGAACCTGACTGCAGGTGTAGGACATAAATTAACCGGTGCTGAATTAAATCAATATCAAGCTGGAGATAGAATTCGCCCTGGAGATCTTACACAATGGTTTGAGGCTGATGCGACAAAAGCTTATGAAGCAGCATTAAGTCAAGCACAAGAGCTTGGTTATGGCACCGATGACGAAAGGTTTATAGAGAGATTAACCCATACTAATTTTCAATTAGGAGAGAACTGGTGGAATAAAGACGTAAACCCTAATGCCTTAGAAAAAACTTGGGCTGCCTTAAAGAGTAGAGACTTTGACTCTGCAGCAAAAGAAGCAATAGACTCTAACTGGTATTTACAAGAGTCAGGTAAAGACATAAACAGAGCAGAACTATTTGCAGATTCTATAAAAGGTCTTGAAGGACCTACCGTATTACCACCTATTGAACCGGAACCAGACACAAGAATAGCTTCAGCCGGTACAGACTTAACTGGTGTATTCCTTTACCCCGACGCAGCTGCCATGCGGACTTCGACTTTTGTAACACCTCAACCTTTTCCAGAAAGAAAACCCAAACCGGAAGGCTTAATTGATAAATTTACGTATGGGTTTGCAGGAGGGATAGAGCAAACAGGGGCTGATTGGAATAGCATGAAGGCCGCTTTTAATATTGCCCTTGGAAGAGATGAAGCTGCAGTAGCTAATTTAGCGACAGCTGATTTTTATGAAAGGCAGGCAGCAGAGTATTTCCAAGAACTAACTCCTTTTAAAGAGTTTTATGATAACCCTACTTTTGCTGGTGGAATTGAACAGGTGTTTGGTGGGATAGGTAAAATACTACCCCAAGCTCTAGAAACTATTACCAGTGCAATAGCAGGTGGTGGAGTAGGCTTTATATTAAAAGAAAGTTTAAAACGTGGTGGTAAAGCGGCAACTAAGCAGCTGTTAAAAGATGCCATAAAGAAATACAGAATGGCCGGAGGAGGCGCTGCGGGCTTAAGAGCTTTATCTCCTGAAGAAAGAGTAGTTTTGGAGGAGGCTTGGACGTTAGGTAACCGTTTGGTAAAAGGTGGGTCTATAACTGGTGCTTTTTTGCAAGAGTATAAAGTAGGGACATCACAATCTTTACAAGAATATAGAGAAGCAGGAAGAGAGTTGGGTAAACCCGAAGCGTTTGCGGCTCTTGGTTTAGGTTTACCACAAGCTATTATTGGAACTGCGGCAGAAGTTTTCTTTGCTAAGTCTTTATACAGTATGGCTTTGCGTAAAACACGTTTAGGTAAAATAGTTGAACAAGGAGAGAAAAATCCTGATTCTCTTAAGGGTGTAAACAAAGGCCTTTATACCATCTACCAAAAATATCAAAAAGGCGGTCAAAAGGCTTTAACTAATTCAGAGCTTGGTAAATTACAAGCAGCACAAAAAGATACAAATTATTTCTCTAATTTTGCTAGAGACATGGCTACTCTAGTTGGTATTAGTACGGTATCAGAAGGTACGGCAGAAACTCTACAAGAGGGGTTAGCAGTTGCACAAAGATTTGCCATTGATGAAGATTATGATGCGGCGGATGCAAAACTAAGAATAGCAGAGGCTGCTTTCTTAGGGGCTTTCGCAGGTGGTGGAGCTCGAGCAGTTCCAGGTGCTGCAGTAACAAGTATTTTTAATCAAGCTAGAAATGCTCTTGATAATAGTTTTGATTATCGTGCTAGAAGCGAAGAACAAGAGTCACGTTTAGGGGGTTTATTTAATTTTAAACCTGAATCAGACGAATCACTTAACGCACAATTAGATACTGTTTTAGATACAGACAATAAAAAAGATTCGTTGTGGGTAAGAGAAGAAGACCAAGAACGTCTTGATACAGCTCCAAAACAACCTACAGAAGAAGCTGCGCCTAGTCCAGATCAACAACCTGCTAAATTTGAAATACCCCCTAACGTAAAAGCTGGAGATCAAATAGATGTATTTGATGCAACTGGTAAACCTTACAAAGCTACCGTTACTGCTGTGTCACCACAGACTGGAAATGTAAAAGTAATAGATGAGAGTGGTAAAGAAGTTATTATGGGGGAAGGGCCTAGCGCTATGCTTGAAAACGTAAATAGCCCAGAGTATGCCCTTCAATATATTTTTAACAGAGGAGAGGCGGTAGGCCAGATGAGTCCCGCTCTATTGAAAGAGCTTGAAACACGTTTAAAGAAAAAGCAAATAGAGCTTAAAACTAGTACGAAAGATTTAAATAAAGCACAGGCACTAGCTATCATCCAAAGAGATTTAAATGCAATTGCATACCAAAAAAGAAGAAATGCAACTACTAAAAAACCTACGGAAGAAGAAACAGGGCAACAAGAATTTTCCCTAGAGCAACCAGTTATACCTAAAACTTTTAGTCAAAAAGTAACAGACTCAAAATTACAAAGTGTAGTACTACCAGGCCAAGGTACTTTTTATAGTAGTGAGCCTTCAAAAGTAAATAGAATAGCTAAATTTAAAGGAGCGGCAACTGGTAGAAATTATGATCGGTTTGAAAAAACTCTAGCTTCTGTTTTAGGTTATTCTGAAGCAAGAAACCAAAACCACGACTTACTTTTAGAAGTTGTAAATAGAAAAGGAGAAGTAGTTTGGCAACAGACTATGGACTCTACTCCAGCTAAACGAGCAAAAGCTGTAGAAGCGGCAAACTTATTATTTAGACTTAAAGGCAGAGGTCTTAGAAATTATGACGAGATTTTTAATACTGAGAGTAAAGCAAAACCTAGATCTGACGAGAAATATTTTATAAGAATAAGAGATCCAGAGACAGCCATGGAGGAAAGAGTGGCTGCAGCTACTATTGAAAAAGTAAATGAGAAAGAGGAAGAGGAAGAACCAGAAGTACGTAAAAGTACCATAGATGATACTGACACTGATGATTTTGAGACAGCGCAAGCTCAAGCAGAAGGGCGTGAGGCTGATAGTCCTGACACAACGCAAGCAGAAGGACTTGATTATGAGACTCAACAACAATCTGCACAAACTGACAAAGTAAGAGAAAGCGATAGGGGTTTTATAGAAGTAGAAGGCAGACCTAATGAAAAAGGCACAGTGCGTTTAGCTAGTACAAGTGGACCTAAAACTACAGATGCAGAAAGAGGAATAAAAAGTAAACCACAACCTGTTGGTTCTTTAAAACCAATTCCTTTAGGCGCTTTAATACCTTTAGACGATCCGCTTAGGCAAAAATTTAAAACTAAACAGCTAGTTAAACCATATACACAAGAGAGTATAGACAATATTAAAAGGGCTCAGCAACAGGTTATTGATTATCTTGAAGGAGGAAAAGATAATATAGCAAAAGCCCCACTTACTCCTGCAAAACAAGCTATTGCTAATAGTATTAACCAAACTTTCGCTACGTTCTTTTTAGGGCTTGTAAAACAAAATCCAGATAAAAACTTTGATATAACCCAACAGACAGCAGAAGACGGACAAGTAGAAAACAGAATAATAGTTGAACCTACTCCAGAAAGTCGTGCATTTGACCAAGAAAATGCTTTAAACATAGTTATTCGAGGTTTTAACAACGCTGATAAATACGCGAATGTAGGTAGATCAACCACAGCTAAGAAAAATAAAAGATTCCCTACTGGAAGTCCAAAGGGGCAGCAAGGATTTAGGTGGGAAATTGTGCCTGCAGGTACGGGCCAACTAAGAAATCTTACTGAGGCAGAAATGAGTTTAGACAAGCCAACTTTACCTAAAGGTAATAGATACATTGCTATGAATGAACTATTAAAAGCTGGTAGAAGTTTATACTTAGAACAAGACCCAGATAATGTTGAAGACTATGGTACTTCACTTGTTATTGGTTTTAACTCAATGCTAACAGACGTATTACAAGGCTTTGAAGTAAATGGAGTACGTCAACACATTATTTTTAGAAAACTAGATGGTACTAAATTTGCAGATGGTAATGATTATATTGACATCACTGACTTAGCTAAAACACAAACGCAAGAAACAACACCACCAACTGACCCTAATAGGATAGTACATTTTACTCTCCCAGAAAATGTTGCAAAAATTCTCGAGGAAGGATTTGATACTACTAAACCTCCAGTGCATGGGTTGAGAGATAACGATATTCGAAGACCTTTTGATGCTACAAATAAAATTGGTGAGGATGTTGTTTATTTTACTACGGATGAAGACAGGTGGTCTTCTACTACGGTGTATGTCGGAGAAGGGAAAGGAAATATTGAAGCAGTCTACTATGACTATGATGCTCAAAAATGGGTAAGAGAACAAGATGCTATGGTAAGGATAGATCTTGCAAGAGTTGAAGCAGGTATTAAAGATAGTGCTCGAGTCCTTACTTTAGACTCATATAAAAAAGTAGTAGACTATTCTCCAGCGGAATTCGCAGCTGAACTTCTGGAATCAACTTTAAATAAAGCAAGAGAGGAAGGTTATGATGTAGTTAATATTAAATATGAAAATGCAGAAAAATGGGGAACAGATAGAGAGGCCTTTCAGAAATTTACAAAGAACGGTGGTAAAGATGATTACTTTATTTTAAATGAAGAATCAATCGAAGTAATACCAACACAAACGCCGCAAACTCGTCCTGGTGAGGCTATTACGATTGACCCAGACTTTGAACCTTTAAACACTCTCCTACAATACCCAGAAGAACCAGATTTAGGACCTACTGCTAAAGAAGTTTTAAGAAAAATAAAACCTTTCACTTATGCTCAGTTAGAAGTAGGAGAAATAGGAGAGTCTTTAGGTCTTCTTGACAAAAGAGGAAGACCAAGTCTAGCTTATATAGCAAAGGGAGATAAATACAATAAATACGAAACAGAAAATCAAAAATTTCAAAGACAGAAAAGGGAAAAAGACGCAGTTTTGGACGATGATTTTTGGAAGCTTCTTGCAGAAGAATTTGATCGAAGGGGTTATTCACTAAGCGGATTGTACAGGGGCGAAGGCGTACCTTATAATCCTTTCGACTCATCAGGCAAAGAAACCGCGCAAGAGCTTTTATCAAGATTAATAGCAGAAGATGCTCCAAATCCAAATGCCGGCGAAGACGGTGGTTTTGCAGCATTAGAATATGAACGAAATTATCAAGCCATAGATCAAGAGAGACAAATTGTTAGTGATTTAGGTCTTGACCCAGATAGATTAACAGACGACCAAATAGAGGATATTTTTTCTAGAACACCCCCATCGGCAACACCAGAACAGTTAGCCGCTGCAGGTACTGCACAAACACAAACAACTCCTACAGAGGATACTCCGGGATTACAACCACCCAATATACAAACTGATTTAGATGCAGTAACTAAGCTTATAAATGATAAAAGGCAAGAACTAAAAGCGGAAATAAGAACACGTTTAGAAGAGGAAAAAGAAGCTGCATTAAGAATACAAGATATAACAAAAAGAGTTGAAACCGTAAAACGTCTTGATAAGCAACTAGACGAAATTGATACTACTCAAGAAAGGGTTATAGAAAGAGTTCTAAGAAACGACCCTGAAATTAAAGCTGCTCTTGAGGCAATAGCTGCTGAGACAACGGTTGCTGCTAGAAGACCCGCTGCTGCGGCACAAGACATAAGTAATCTACCAATTTGGTTTGATATGTTTAGACAAGAGCAAGGAGAACCTGCTGTTTATTCTACTTTAAGAGAGTTAAATCAGATCGCACCACCCGAAGAAACAGACATAGCTGTAGCAATTAAAAGGTTGCTTGGTAGGATTAAACAGGCAGATAGTATATCGATACCAAATAGAGCAATCAATGTAGGAGAGAACTCTACTGAATCTCAAAATGTTGATGGCAATTTAGTACCTACCATTCCTGCTGTACCAATGAACCCAGATATAGAGTTATCACTATTAACTCGTGAAGGTATTCCTGGCGAATTAAAATTAATACAACCTAAATTAAATAAAGATCAATATGCATTTAAAGATCTTCCCGGTATGCCGGCAAATCCAATTTTACGAGAAATATTAAGACCAAAAAGATTCTCAAAAGGCCAAGAAGACCCGTTTGAGGCTTTTCAATTTAGCAGAGGAGATATAGTACCTTCAAAAGAAAATCAAGAAAAAATATTCATTTTAGAATTTTTAGCGGGTATACAAAAAGGAGCGCAGTTTAGGGTTCCAACTATTACTCTTAACTATGTTAATAATTATTTTAAAGAAGCAAACTTTAACCCACTACTAAAACGAGGTTTTGTGGAAGGACCTTACCAGGAACGAAACATATTTTTTGGTGGAACAACGTTCAAAGACGTAGGGTTTCCACGAAGATTTTTGCAGCGTCCGCTAGATATACCTGTGGGAGGAGATGATGTAGGCCCACCCCAAAGAGTCCTGACGTCGGTTATAGATACAGTTCCAGGGCAGAGAACAGGGCAGAGAGACCAGCGAGGTAACCTTGTACCAGGTAACTTTGGAGAGGCTCCAAGCAGCACTATGATACCAATACGTAAAGACCCACCAATAAGCTATGATATAAATGCTAAAGAATATGTACTACCGGGGTCACTCGAGACTAGTCTAACTGTAAGCGAACTTGGTGCACTCTTTATGGATAAATTACGAGCAGAGACGGAGACTGAAAACCTTTCAATAAATTTAAGTAATTTAGCAGACATTGAGCAGTTAGCGGGCAGGATTTTAAGATTAAATATACCAGGGGGTTCAGCTGTAGCATACGAAAGTTTAAGTAGCCTAGCGCTTGAGTTTGGTGTAAATCCAGAAGTGCTAGGAAGTAAAGATGCTTTTGGAGAGGGGATTGAATTAGCCGAAGATAGTCCTGGTACATCTGTATTAGATATTTATGGCAGGATGTCTGGTATCACAGAAATTGAGTCATCCATAATTGATAGCAGACCTACAGACGACCTTACTATAACTGTAGATGAAGAACAGGCCATGGCTGACAGAGCGAAAGAAATAAAACAACGACGAAGAAAACCTTCTCCTGAAATAGGAATTAAAAAATTATTAGCAGAACGTAGAGCCGGCACCATAGCTATTGATGACACCATTGATGGTATTGATACCAGAAATCAGGTATTTACTGAGTCAAGCAGCCTTAAGAAAATGAATGCTTTCATGGAGAAGTATAAGAACAATATTAAAAACTTTAGGGGGAATAGAACTGCTCTTTGGTTTGGAAGGGTTCCATATTCATATACTGGTACTTCACACCCCGCTCTAGCTATGCCGAAAGAAATGCGTGACTTAGCATCTCAACTTTCCGAGATGTTTGGTTATCCTCCTGAGTATTTTAATAGTGTACTTATAAACAAATATGAAAAAGGTGCAAAAATTGCAGCACATAGAGATGATGAACCAATTTTTAGGACAGATACTGGAGATATAGGGGGTATTGCGACTATAAGTTTTGGTGGGAATGCAGCAGTTACCATAACAGAGAACTTTGGAGACTCTAAAACAATAAATACTAGTAATGGTAGCGTTTATGTTATGCCTGAAGGGCGTTTCCAATACAATTACAAACACGAGGTTGGACCTGCCGAATCACAACGTATTAGTTTAACTTTTAGACATCTTCCTGAGGTTGAACAAATAGATGATATTACAAAAAGGAATTTTAAAGTAGTTAATAAAAGGTTTGAATCTGCTACCACTGTAAAAGATATGGAAGGTAATAGAGTACCTTTAGAAAGATTTAAGTTTGCGCAAAAAGGTCCCGCACAATTTATACCTTCAAAAGGAGCTAATACGGTAAGAGCTTCAGAAAGAATTAAATCATTTTTTAGAGAAGAGGGTTTAACAAGCGGATTAAGTTTAATTGATGTAATGGCAAGGTATGTAACAAAAAATTTAGGTTACAACCAAAAAACTATAGTCATAGATGCTGAAACTGCATATAACTTTACTCTAGCTGAAAATGCTAATAAATACCGTAACCCAGATTCTATAGAAGATGATATAAACGCAGATAGAAGATTAAATCAAAAAATCCAAAGAGAACAAAGAGAACTTCTAGAGGATGAAAACTCTACTGGTAAAATCGTACGTTTTGAAAATGTTAATGTAATTATCATTCAAAAAACACCTTTGCAAAGTGAAACAGATGCTAATGCAAGTCAGCTTAGACTTTTAGAAAGACGTTTTAAAGATTTAGGGCACGAGTTTGGACATGCCTTCTTATGGCAAGAACTTGGAGTAGTGTTTAAAAAAGGCGAAAAAGTAATTGGTGGTTTAGGAGACGAAGGCAAGAGCTTTGTAATACAAAAATCCGATGGTACTTTGGTTCCAGTCAAAAACCCTATTTTTGAAAAACTATATGCAGCTTACCTAGAAGATAGAGGAGAAGTATCTCAATATCAAGACCCAGAGTTCGGTTTTGAAGAGTGGTATGCAGATAAATTTGCAGCTGAGATGTTTAACTTTATCCAAGGTACAAAACCAAGAAATGCTGTACAAAGTTTCTTTCACCGTATAATTAAAAAACTACAAGAGTTCTACAAAAGTTTAGGTGCAGAGGCACAAAAACGTTTTGGACAAGTACCTCCTGAGTTTCAACAGTACATGCAAAATGTAAGAGATATCTTTAAACAGAATCTAACTCCACAAAAAGTTTCACGACCGGCAAAAGCTTATTATGAAGCTAGAAAAAGTACGATAGAAGCCGCTACCATATTTAATAACCTTGGGCAGGCTACTAAACAAGGAGTAAGTAAAATAGTAAGTACTTACAAGAATAAATCAGCTCGTGAGATTTGGGGCTTACGTTATCTTCTTTATCCTACAGATAATTTAATGAAAGACTTTGAAAAGAAACACCCAAAACTTGCGAGAGTTATACGTATGTTACGTCAACAAATGTACACTCGTTCTAAAGAAAAAGCAGGCTCTACTCCAGCGTATTTAAATACGCATGCAAGAAGAAATAACAGTTTCTTTACTCAGTTTTTAAATATTTTTGATTTAAGCAATACTAAATATCTTTCACCAAATGAAAAAGAAGAGATAAATGAAGTTCTTAAAATAGCGGAAGACTTTGAAAAAAACCCAGTTAATGTGCTAGCAGAAAAAGCTAAAGCTAATCCAACAAGTAGGGAAGGTAGGGCGCATAGAGTTAGGTTATACCTTAAAAATTTTCACAAAGCTTTTCTTGAACCTTTGGGCATTCCTTTTAATCAAAAATACTTTCCAAGGGCGCTAGCAATATTTGAGTTAATTAATGACCCCAGTAAACAAGAAAAACTAGTAGAACTTTTGTATGAATACAACCGAGAAGCTGTAGAAAAAAATCCTAAACTAGATTTCAAAGAAGTAGTAAAAAGGCTGTTAAGTGAAGATGAAGCTACTTTAGATGAGGTAGATGAAGACGAAGGGGATCTTACCGACCTTGCAGTTGGTGGTAACAGAAAAAGACAACGATACTTTAAAAATATACCAAGTCCAGTTTTAAGAGAGGCTGGTTTACTAAAAGATGCGTCAGAGGGTATGCGAGAGTATTTAAATAGTATGGCAAAAAGAATTCAATACAATGAGTCTTTTGTAGTTAATGTAAGATCTATTAGCCCAGCGGCCAAAAGCATATTAACAAGTAAAGGTATAACAATTAACCAAAAAGAAAAAGATGCAGGAGTAGTTACAGGTTGGAAAGCGTTAGAAGCAAATTTAGCAGAAGTAGAAGCAGTAGACCCTAAACTAGAGGCAAAATTAAGGCATATTGTAAGAGGACAACTAGGTAAAGCAGGTCAAGATATGTCAGCTGGTTTTAGAAACACCAACAGTTTCTTACTATTCTTTAACGCTGTAACTTTACTTACTCTAGCTCCACTAGCTTCGTTCCCAGATTTAGCTGGGCCAATGATTCACGGTGGTGATTTTAAAGGTTTTTCTGATGGAATTAATTTTGCTAAAGAGTATGCTTTTGGGGGTAAAGAGGGTAGACAAAGAGCTAGACAGTTTGCTTTAGATCTAGGTGTGATTGCAGCGGACTCTTTAAGTTTGTATTACATCAATGCAGCAGAACAAAATTACATGAACCCTATGTTTAAAAAAGGTACGGATTACTTCTTTAGGTTTACTGGATTAGAGGCTTACACCCAATTTACTAGAATATTTGCTGCACAAATGGGTAAGCAGTTTATGGTTAGAGCAGCAGAGGGCGCTAAAAAAGGCGACAAGTTATACGCAGAACAGCTTGACGCTTTAGGAGTTACTCCTGAACAAGTAGAGGCAGCGCAAGCCGATGATTTTGTATTAACAGGAACAATTGGTCGAAAACATCAAGCTGTTAGAAGTGCGTTAGGTAAGTTTGTAGATGAATCAATTGTACGTCCAAACGCTGCAGAAAGACCGGGTTGGGCTAACAACCCGTACTTCGCTGCTATTTGGCAATTAAAATCTTTCTATTATGCTTACGGAAAAGTAATAGTAGGTGGTATAGGTAGAACGATGCGACAGCGTTATGGTGTAGAGGGTATACCTTCTGCCATGATGCCAGCTATTATGGGAGCTGCGTTGCTATTACCTTTAACTGCACTTGGTTTAGAGCTAAGAGAACTTATTAAGTTTACTGTAAGTGGTTTTGACGCTTCTAAATTTAGAACCAACCGATTAGATTGGAGTAGCTACATGGGTGAACTAATTGATAGAGCTGGTGTACTAGGGCCCCTTGGATTGCTCATACCTATGTATGAAGCACAAAAATATGGAGATTTCTTCCTTGGACCTGCTCTTGGACCAACTGCAGAGAGAATTGAAGACTTGATATTCGACGCAGAAGTTAAACAAAATATCCCTGTTTTTGGGACGCTTATTTGATTATAATGAGGTAAATTATGGCTTATTCATCAACAATTAAATTAGTAGTAGGTGATACTCTACCTGAGTTGAACTTTACTTTAAAAGACAGTAATACTGCAGCTGCTGGCAAAACGTTGGATGCTGATGATAGTAGCACATGGGCTGCTGTAAATTTGTCTGGCAGTACTGTACGTTTTAGGATTCGTGAAGTAGGTACTACAACTGTACTAAAAACAATTACCGGTACAATTACAAGTGCCTCAGCTGGAGAAGTTACGGTAGCTTTTCCTAGCTCTACATGGACAGCCGCCGGTACTTTTGAAGGTGAAATAGAACACACTACAAGCGGTGGTGGGATCCAAACTGTACAAGATTTAATTAAGTTCCAAGTGCGAGATGACTTTGATTAATGGCACTTCGAGCAATAGTATCAAATACTAATCTACGCGCTGTTGTAGATACTGACTCATTAGAGCCAGTTACGGTATTTCAAAACCTAAAATCTTTAGTTAATTTTGTTAATCTAGAATATGGTATAGATTTTCTTAACCTTTCTGCTGTAGATATAGTTCTTGATGCAGATTCTAAAAACTTATATTTTGCTCCCGGATATCAAGAAGATAAGGCTTTAACGGTAACTATTACAGAGTCTTTAGCCAACGCTATTGCCAAAACTGTAACTGCAGATACTACTTCAATATTAGAAGCAGCAGCTTTAGACGCAGGTAAAGCCGCAGCGGATAGTGTGAGTTTTAGTGATGTTGTTGTAACACTGTTAGTTTTTGAACGTGCGTTTTCGGATACACTTGGTGTAGCAGAAAGTTATGCTTCTAACTTCGGTAAAAATCCGTCAGATTCGGCGAACGTCGCAGAATCGTATGCGAGTTCATTTAGTAAAGCAGCTTCTGATAGTGCAAGTATTAGTGAAACTTATACTCCAGACTTCGGTAAAAATCCCGCTGACACTGTGTCAGTAGCAGAGTCTTTTGCTAGTGTGCGTACTTTTGTGAGGGCCTTTAGTGATGCATATAGCTTAGATGATACCGCGAGTGCCGAAGATGATTTAGCTACAGAGTCTGGATTAAACAAGAATAATGTAGTTTCTATAGGAGAAAGTTTAGATTCTTTTGCAGTAAGCAAGCCTTTTTCTGATACACCTACAATATCAGAAAGCTTTGCTCATGCCTTTAGTCCTGCAACCATAGCAGATTCTACAAGTGTAGGAGAAGCCCATGCGGTTAGTTTTGGACAAGGTACTATTGCAAATAGTGTTTCAGTATCTGAATCAATTAATGTACAATTGATAGCGGGTAGCACTTCAGGAGCTCTGCTTAATAAGTCTGCCCTTAATACGTATTCAATTAACTCTTAAGAGGTTTTTATGTCAAATATAAATGACGCATTAAAAATGAAAGGACGTCTACAAATACATGTAAACGACAAACTTGTGCAAGAAGTTGACAACTTAGTTGTTACTACTGGTAAAGGTTATGTTGCTTCTCGTATGAAAGATGCTAGTGCAACTGCTATGTCACACATGGCTATTGGATCTGGAAGTACTGCCGCTGCTGCGAGTGATACTGCTCTAGGTTCACAGTTAGGTAGAGTAGCTCTTACAAGTACAACTGTTTCTAGTGCTGTAGTTACCTATGTAGCTAGTTTTCCAGCAGGAACTGGTACTGGTGCCGTAACTGAAGCTGGTATTTTAAATGCTAGTTCTGGTGGTACTATGTTATGTAGAACCGTTTTTTCCGTTGTAAACAAAGGTGCATCAGACAGTATGACAGTCACTTGGACAGTGACAGTTAGTTAAACTAAGGAGGTTTTACTGTGGGCTTGCTTTTTAAAAACAATGCCGAAACTACTTTATCGAGTGGGATAAACGACTCCGTTACGACAGTCCCCGTAACATCTGCAGCTGTTTTTCCCACGCCCGATGCTAATAATGTTTTCTTTGCTACTATTGATGACGGCACTAATATAGAAGTAGTTAAAGTTACCGCTATTTCTAGTAACGATCTTACTGTTGTAAGGGCTCAAGATAACACTTCTGCCTCTGCTTTTAGTAGTGGCGCAAATATTGAACTAAGACTTACCGCAAAAATACTTGAAATGGGTACAAGCAGTCTTACTGATTTGGACGGTGATACTAAAATTGAGGTAGAGGCAACCGCAGATTCTGACGCTATTATTCTTACTGCTAATGGGGGCGATTTTAATTTTGTAAATTCGTCTAATACAATTGCAATTATTAAAACAACCAACGACGATTTTATTATTCAAAACAATTTAAACGATAAAGATTTTATTTTAAAAGGATATGATGCTGATGGCGGTGGGTTGATGACAGGCTTGACTATTGATTATTCTGAGGCAGGAAAAGCAACTTTTGGTGGAGATGTCGCTTTAGCAGATAATAAAAGACTTCTTTTAGGAGCAAGTGATGATTTACGAATTTACCATGACGGTAGTAATAGTGTAATTGTTGATGAAGGAACAGGCGGATTATTTTTAAGAGGAACAAATACTGTAGATATACAAAGTGCGTTAGGACATAACTACTTAAAATCAACCATAAGCGCAGGAACTCAAATTTATTTTGATAACTCAGAAAAATTTGCAACTGTGACAGGAGGAATAAAAGTCACAGGAAACATTGAAAATGCTTCTGGAGATATGACTATTGATGTTGCAGGAGATTTAGACCTAGACGTAGATGGAGAACATATTCGTTTCAAAGACGATGGAACTGAGATAGGGAATATTGACATGGGCTCACAAAATCTAGGCATTCGTTCCAAAGTTTCAGATAAGGATATTATATTTCTTGGCAATGATGGTGGAAGTGAAATAACTGCATTGACTCTGGATATGTCAGCAGCAGGTGCTGCAACCTTTAACGATAATGTTACAGCTTATTCAGATGAAAGATTAAAAGATAATATTAAAACTATAGAAAATGGTTTAGACAAAGTAGAGCAGTTACGAGGTGTCACTTACACCAGAGACGAAAAAGAAAACATAGGTGTTATTGCTCAAGAAGTAGAAAAGATATTACCAGAAATAGTATTAACAGCAGAGGATGAAATGGGTACTAAGTCTGTAGATTACAGCAGATTAACAGCAGTATTAATTGAAGCTGTAAAAGATTTATCAGCTAGAGTAAAAGAATTAGAGAATAAGTAATGACTATGCAATCTTCGGGAGCTATCTCCCTTAGTCAAATACAAACCGAATTTGGTGGTAGTAACCCTATTAGCATGAATGAATATTATGTAGGGGGTGCAAATGTATCTAGTAATATTGGAGCATTTAACCCTAATGGTATTCCTTCAAGTGGTTCTATATCTTTTAATGATTTTTATGGGGCTTCTGGCTGTGCTGAAACTTGGTCTGCTACTGTAAACCCCGGAGCAAGAACTGCACCTTACACGGAAGGATCGGTAGGAGCACTTAGTGAATACTGGGGTTATCATGGAAGTAATCAAGCAACTATTACTGACACTACACCTGATAATGGAACCGTTTTAAGTGGGGCAACAATTCTAAAAATGCATCATTCAAGGTTTACAGTAGACTTAGGGAAAGCTGGTACTTCTATTACTCACAACACACACTTTGAAATAAGTGGTGTAACTAGTTCTAATATAAACACAGACACTGAGGCTTTTGATCAACTGTCTTACGGCTCTTATGTGAAATTAAGAAGTGCTGCAACCTATACAAATGCCGGCGGTGGTGTCCATAGGTGGATTTGGACTAACACAAGCACAGATACAAGTACGAGTTCAAGAACTCTCTCATTAGATTGTTTTGTATAATGGCAATAGAAGTTAGAGAAGATAATGGAATAAAAAAAGTTGGTAAAACTTTTGAAGACGGAGTATTTGTAGAAATGGAAGCTGTTTTAAATTCTGAAGGAGCAGTCGATACAGCAGCATCTGAAAAAGCTTTAGACAATATGAAAGCACAAATGGATTTTACTCCAGAACAAGGCGATGTAAGGATTGCGCCCTGGATGCCTAATGGTGTAGTAGAGGAACTTTAATGGCACATTCAAAAACTTTTACAAATTTAACTACAACTAAAGTAGAAGATGATTTGCATCTTACTTTTTTAAAGGGCGATAGAAACGATACCCTAATAAGGGATTCCATAGACGATAGAATTAATAAGGCTTTAGGTAAATATGATACAGAATCTTCAAAAGTTTTTTATGCTCCTATAAGACTTGCTCTTGTACGAGGTAGTATAGAAACAGCTTGGGAATGGGAAGAAGGGGATTTAACTGCTTTCGATATTGAAAGATTTAAAACTTTGAATCAAAGTGATTACATGCATCAAGAGTCAGAACATGCTGAAGCTAGTGTAGCCAATGCTTTAGCCAGTAACAAATTTATATCTAATATGAAATTTTTCCCACAGTCAGAACCTGTATTAACTTCCTACAAATGGCAACTGGCAACCAAATGTACAATTAAGGCATTAGAAAATGATACTAGATTTTTATGTACTCTTACCGACAATCCAAATTATACGCTTAAATACTTTGATATTTTAGCTGGAGAAAGTAGAGAAATCCCTAAAAATGGTTCTTTAAATTACTTAGCTTTTTCTAGGAGTTGCACTATAGGGGATAATGAAATAGCAGAAAATTCAATTAAAAAATTATCTAGTGACACAATAAATGTAACTAATACCGAATCACAACCTATGAGGGTAGTTTCAGTTTATAAATGAAATACTTAAAATGGAACTTTCCTATTCTACGGGCACTAAAAAATTCTGTGGAAAAAAGAGGTTATGTAAAAACAATTTTATGGTTTGCTGTTATTGTAGTAGGCTCTAAAATTATATTAATAAATGGTTCTATTGCTTTGGTTAATACCATTTTTGGAATAGAAATCCCTTATGGTCCTATTGGACAAACTATTGGAGGTTATTTTGAACATCTTTTTTAACATATTTTGTTTTACAACGGGCGTATTATTAGGCCTATCTGTAAGTTATCTTTATATGGAATTGGTGCAGTTCTATACTATATTTTATTAAACTATGTGGAAGTACTTTAGCGAAGACGAACTTAAGTGTAAGCACACAGGTATTTGTGGTATGGACCCAGAGTTCATGGAAACTCTTGAAAAAATACGTGAAGAAGTAGGAATTCCGTTTATAATAACAAGTGGCTATAGAGATCCAACGCATCCTATAGAAGCAAGAAAATCACAACCAGGAGCTCACGCAAGTGGCAAGGCTGTAGATATACTTATACGAGGCGCGGACGCCTTAAAGTGTATAGAAGTAGCGTTAAAACACGGTATAACCGGGCTTGGTGTGAAGCAACATGGCGATTCTAGATTTATACATCTAGATACTTTAGAAGCTACTAGCACCAGACCAAGACCTTGGGTTTGGAGTTATGAGTGACACACAAGAGCAAAGACTAGAAAAAATAGAAGAAAAACTGGACCGACTAGCAGATGCAGTTGTGTCTATTGCTCGTATTGAAGAACGAGTAGCTACCGTGTTAAGGCAGAACGATAGGTTCTTTATTAGAATGGATAAGATAGAACAACGTTTAGATGACGTAGAGTCACAATCCAATGTCAATTCTAATACAGGACGATTCATAGAGAGATTTATGTGGATTGTCGTAGCCGCAGGAATAGGATTATTAGTATATTTTTTACGCACATAGGAGGTATTTATGGCGGATCCAATAACAAACTCAGTAGTAGGTATAGCTGGTAGTGTTCTAAACAAGTTCGTTGCTGACAAAAACCTAAAGATGAAACTTGAGCATGAGCTCAAGACACAATTACAAACAGCTAATCTTTCACAGATTGAGGTAAATAAAATAGAAGCAGCCAGTAAAAACTGGTTTGTGGCGGGCTGGCGTCCGTCTGTAGGTTGGGGTTGCTCAATTGCAATGATGGTACATTTTATTGTACTGCCTGTAGGTGAGTGGATTGCTGCACTATCTGGTGTAAAAGTAGATATGCCAGAGTTTGATTTTACTCAATTGTCTACCATACTTATGGCGATGCTCGGCATGGCAGGGCTCAGGACTTTTGAAAAGCAAAAGAAAGTAGCCAGAGGAGATGACTAAGAGTGTATTTTAAATTAATTACCTTTAATGGTATTGCTCCTATTCTAGAACCTCGTTTATTAAAAGACGAAGTAGGAGTTACCGCTCAAAATGTTAATTTAGAACGTGGTAATTTAAACGCGTTATATACTAATGGAAATCATGCTACTTTAAATGCAAGTAGTATAACTAGTCATTACCAGTACAAATTTGGCGGCACTACATATAATCTTGAGTTTGATGATGATGTAGATGTAGTTCCCGGACCAATTGCAGATGACGCTTTTGATCGTTTGTATTGGACAGGGCAAACTTTTCCACGTATGGCAAGTTCTACTCAGATTACGAGTGGCGGGTCGGGTGCATACCCACGTAGTTCTTTTAGATTAGGTATTGAAGCTCCTCCAAATTTAGGAGTAGCTACTCCTACAGGACCAGATGATGGTACTCAAATTAAATATAGTACTTCTTATGTTTATACTTTTGTTTCTGCATTTGGTGAAGAAGGCCCACCCTCGTCAGCATCTACAGTATTAACGAAAGTAGATGGTCAAAGTATTGCGTTATCTAACTTATCTTTTGCTAATACTAAAAGTGATGTTAATTATGGTGGCACTAAAGTAACTGGCGTCACTGTTACTACAGCTTCTGGTAGTAATGACATAACTGTGACTACACCCTCTGCGCATGGTTTTAGTACTAGCGATAGGATTGGTTTAGACGGATTTTCAGATACTGGTGGTTTTACTGCAGATAGAATAAACCACGCCTACTCTATAGTAAGCACTCCTAGTTCTACAACTTTTACAGTTAACTTAGCCGGTACTGCTGCTACCTCAACGGCAACCTCATCTGCTGCAAGTCTTTTTCACACTTTTGTAGGAACCAAACGTATTTACCGTTCTAATACGGGTTCTAACACTACCGATTTTCAATTTGTAGCAGAAGTAGCTATGGATGTGACTACATATACAGATAGTACAAACAATGATGCCTTAGGTGAAATTATACCTTCTACTTTTTGGATAGCTCCGCCTGATGATGATTCGAGCACCTATCCAAATGGACAAATGAAAGGTTTAACTGCTATTGGTAATGGTATCTTTGCTGGGTTTAGTGGCAAACGACTTTGCTTTTCTGAACCATTCTTACCACATGCTTGGCCTGTTGCGTACCGTATAACATTAGAAGATGAAATCGTAGGTATATCTATGGCGGGTAATGTTTTGTTTATAGGTACAAAAGGTACAAACTATATAGCCGCAGGTACAGATCCACAGGCTATGGCTATTCAAAAACTAGAAGCAGCTGAACCCCTATTATATAAAAGAAGTTTAGTTGATATGGGGGGTTATTGTATCTATTCAGGACCTGATGGTTTGATAGGAGTAGAGAATGGACAAGTTACTAATTTAACTCAAGCGTTAATTAGTCCAGACCAATGGAAAGGTACGTATGTAGTGCAGAGCGCTGGAATGCACGAAGGTAAATACGTTGGCCAGTATTCTGCACCCTATCAAACTCCACAAGCTATAATTTTTGATATTAGTGGAGATGTAAACGCTCTTACAACTGTAGATACATTACTTAATACTGGGAGTAGTACAAACAGAGGGTTTTATACCGACCCTGAGACTAATGAATTATATCTAATCAACAAACCAAGTTCAGGTAATTGTACGGTAGAAAGTTTTGATGACTCCGCTACCGATACAAAACGAACGTTTGTTTTTAAAAGTAAAGAGTTTGTACTGCCCAAAGCTACTAGCATGAACTTTGTAAAGGTTGAAGCGGACTCTTATGCAGGAGCAGGAGTAACAGTAAAAGTATTTGGTGATGGTACAGAAATATTTGACGCCACAATTACAGCTTCTGGATCCGTGTTTAGTGCAACAGGCTCTGCTCCTACTTCTTTTAGTGCTACACAAATACAAGAACCTATACTACGTTTACCTACAGGCGTACATAAGGTGTACCAAGTAGAAGTTACTAGTGCAAACCCAGTGCATGAAATATGTATTGGAGAGTCTATAGATGAATTGAGGGCAGTATAATGGCTACCTCTAACAGTAAACCACCTTCTTTACCACCTTTACCAACTAACTTAGATCCACAGTTAAGAAACTATCTTAAACAAGTAGATACACATTTAAAGGTAAAAGCGGGAGATGCCGGTAATCCAAAGGATCGTAATCTTACTCTTAGAGATTTAGAAGAAAGTGGTATTGTGTCTAGTACAAATACGGTAAATGATTTTAGTATTACAGCTGGAGATCCTACTGTTAAGTTTGTTGCACCAGACCAATTGATTACTGACCAAATAGGTGAAGAAAACACCTCTAAAAAGTTTAGTAAAACAGGAATTATTCTAACAAGCAGTTTTAGCGCTAGTGGGGTAGGTGTTAGTATCCCTAGCGGTTTAAGTCAGGCTAGTAATCATACTTTTTTATCTCAAGGTGGTATATATCCAAACAACCACACCCGTGGTACAGAGCCAAACAGTAATTTTGATGCTAATACCTCACAATATGTAAATGCAACTTTTGACTTTACTACAGCAAAACACACTAGAGGGGGTAAAAAACCCTATTTAATAACTGTGTCTGGTCGTAGATTTGGGACTGCGTATGCGAATCCATCTCTTGCAGGCTGGTCAAACGCTACTGAGCCTTATTGGACAGACACTATTGCGCTTATGTTGCACTCTGATAATGTGGGCACAATATTACCTTCTAATAATAGTCATGGTGCTACTCCTCCAAGTATGGAAAATTACAACAACTCCTTGCTTGGTTCATCTTTTTTAAACTCCACTGAGGGTGAGATACAATTAAGTAATTTTAGACGTGGCATCGACGTAGTATTAAATCCTATGTACGTAAGTTTTGTATCAAACCTACGGTCAGAAATAAAATATCGATTAGATTTAGGTGCTTTAACTACAGGTATTTCCAATCCTCAATATAATGCTTTAATTTATACAGTACAGGGGCTGACAACATAATGGGTTACGAGATTGTATTAAAAGACAATGAAACTTTAGATGATGTAGTAGATGTAATGGATTACATCAGATCGTGGTGTATAGATGTATTACAAAGTACAGATTGGACACAACTACCAGATAGTCCTTTAAGTGATGAAAACAAAGAAAAATACCGAGTGTTTAGGCAGAAAGTTAGGGATTTACCTGCTAAATATAATGATGATACAAAATTAGATGAGATAGAGTGGCCTAGCCCATGATTTTATATACCGAAGAACAATTAGAAATAGCATACACTGAGTATCGAATGCTACACATGAGAAAGGACGTACCCTTTCTTACAAAAGAAGACTTTAGAAAATTTTTTGAATTTCTTATGGAGAATACTACATTAGATTATGTATGATATGACTATGTTTGAGATTACGTTAAATGATTTTTATATTGAGTTTATAGGGTTTGTACTAACTTTATTAGTTGGTTTAGCTCTTAAAGATTGGGCAGTAGGCTTTGTAAAAGGTGCTACTTTCCGTTTGACGTCATCATTCAAAGAAGGTGATAAAGTAATTTTAGATGGTGATACCGCACTTATTATAAAAGTAGGGTTTTCACAGACAGTATTTGGGGTGTACAACGATGACGGTTACACGTGGCGTTATATATCAAACCAAAAAATTGATACATTAAAGTTAGAGAAGATTGTAGACTCAGAGCTACATGCTGATACGGCTGAGGAGAAGGCACAGAAACTAAGGTCTTTTTTGAAAGACGACGATAATGAGGTAAAATAAGCTATGGCTACTAGAAAAATGAAAGAAATGGGTCCAGGTATGGTAGGCACAACACCAGTAAATGAGCGCAGATTAGTGCCTCAGGGAACTGCGAACAGTGCTAATGACCCAACTCCTGAACCTACAATGGATATAAACAAGCTAGCGGAGATGTTGAAAAATGCCCAGAACTAGAAAAAAGACCTCCATGAAGGTCAAAAAGAAAGCATTAACTAAGCGTCAAGAAGGAGCTATGAAGCGTCATTCTAAGCACCACTCTACAAAACATATGAAGTATATGAAACGTAGAATGCTCATGGGTGATACATTTAGACAAGCGCACAAGAAGGCGCAAAAACAGGTAGGTACGTAATGGCAACAAAAAGAAAGAAAACTAAAAAGAAAAAAGGAGCTACTCCTACTAATAAAGCTTTGTATGCTAGAGTAAAAGCTGAAGCTAAACGTAAATTTAAAGTTTACCCTTCTGCGTATGCTAACGGTTGGTTAGTTCGTACGTACAAGAAACGTGGTGGCGGTTATAGATAATGGCTAACACGAAACCCAAAGGAGGCTTGACAGCTTGGTTTGGTAAAGGTAAAAAAGGTGATTGGGTGGACATTGGTGCACCTAAGAAAAAGGGTAGGTATCAAGCTTGCGGTCGTAAATCGGCTAAGAAAAGTAAACGTGCATACCCGAAATGCGTACCACGGTCCAAGGCCCGTAGTATGACAGCTGCTCAAAGACGTAGTGCGGTAGCACGTAAACGTAGAGCAGGTAACCCAGGTGGTAAACCCACAAATGTAAAAACTATAGTAAAAAGGAAAAGACGTGGCACAAAAAAGAAGAAGAAGTAAAATGCCTGCTAGAAATAAGAAGAACTTTCGTTCTACGAAATCTGGTGCAGGTATGACTCGTGCAGGTGTAAAAGCCTACAGACGTATGAACCCTGGCTCTAAGTTAAAAACTGCTGTTACTGGTAAAGTAAAGAAAGGTAGTAAGGCTGCAAAAAGGCGTAAATCATTTTGCGCACGTTCTGCAGGACAGATGAAGAAGTTTCCAAAAGCTGCG